TGGGCTTTTTTAAACTGAGAGCATCTACCGCCTCTTGCAAAGTAGGATAATCAGACGGGATGTTAATTTTCAAATATTCGGATTGCGTTGTTTCCGCCTTATGCGCAGCAAACTGAGCTTGCATATCCCGTGTTACATCTCCAGCTACGTTAATCTCGCGCTGCGGTGTGTAACTTGGATCAACAGTGCGGACATCCTCAAGTTCATTTTTATTAGATGTCAGTTGCGCCTGCATATCTCTAGTTACATCTCCAGCTACGTTAATCTCGCGCTGCGGTGTGTAGCTCGGATCCAAATTGCGGATATCTACCAACTCCGGGTCTTTATCCGGTCCGCCTCCAACGATGATATTATCAACCCGATCATCTACAGCTTTAATCTCATCCACCATTGTATCAAAGTTGGAGTTTATTTTATCTGTGCCCTGACGGAGATTGTCAGTGTATGTGATTTTTTTGATTTCTGCCATCCATCTTCACCTCACAAATACTGCTCTTGCAAAATGACTTGCATTGTACAACTAAGCCCCACGCCAGTTATCGACATCTCATTGTCTCCCTGGTATAACTCGATAAAATCACCATCAAAGTTTGGTAGTCCATTGTCACCATCAGCAGTAACCGTCATGTGTTGGCCATCGATCACCCATAACTTGCCTGCTAGATCACTGATCCTAAACGACTTACCATTTGCGCTTACGGATACGTTTTTTCCTACGCCGGAAAGTATAATTTTGGGGCGCACAGATAGGCTTCCGCTGCCGACCGTAACAGTGTGTGTAGTGTTGCCTGTTACGTCTATCACTTCGCCCCCGGTATATCCCATTGGATAATCAGCCTCAAACGTGATTATCTCTGATCCCCAAGTAACCTCATCATTGGTAACCTCGGAGTAAGCAAACGGATCAGCAGCTATTAAGGGCAGCGAAAACAACCCCGTGCCCATGATCCGTTGGATATCAAACGCCCCATAATACCGAACGTTGAAATACTGGTTGGGACGTTCAGCAACTTTAAGTCGCATCAACCTAGGCCGGCCGTGTCGATCGACAAGATGCGCTGCAATACCCTGTACTACGCGTTGCAGCTCTTTATAATTGCGAGTAATAACTGCACAATCATAAACAAAAAGGCGCGAGTTGAGATCTGCGCCGAAGTCGTATATACCATGTCTTCCTGCTATTGATAGTGTGCGATCAACCGTACTAGGCAAGCCGGGGCGCTTGCTAGTCCCGCGGACGATAAAGCCTAGATCGACATTCGACTTATCATCTAACCAAATTTGCGGTTTCACAGAGCACCCCTCCTTGCTTGTTCTGCCATGTTCCAGATTTCTCTTGCCAGCAGCTCAATGTCATGATCATTTCGGACGATGATATGAGCGCCAGAAAACAGCCCTTCAAAGTTGATCGTGCTTGTAGTCGGTACCGCTGCAACTGTCGCTCCTGGAGTAACTGCACCAACTTGGATATTGGATGCTGCAACATTGAGCTGTGCAACCTGTCTCCTCACATCCCCAATGCTGTCTTGGATACCAAGCGCCAATCCCTCGCCGATGTTTTCGCCGTACTCTCTCATCAACCTGGACGGAGATGCGATACCAAAAAACTGCTTGATGCTGTCTCCTATCCCCTGGGCAATGCTTTTGGCTTTTTCCCAAACCTTATTTGCCATGCTGCCGATACCATCAACTAAACCCTGCATCATGTCTTTACCAACTTGGGCAAGGTTGAGATTTTTGAAAAAGTCTATGACTTTATTCCAGATGTTTTTCACCCAGTCGTAGGCCCTATTCATCCCATTTCTAACAGCATCAACAACACCGTTGACTCGATCGCTAACCCAGTTCTTCACGCTGTTCCATGCGTTCTTTGTCCATTCAACGATGTTATTCCAAACAGTTCTGATATCATTTCCGAGCTTTTGCCAGCGATTGAGGACCTCGCCCGTCTCCCAGTTGACAGCATTGATATGCTCATTGGCCCGCTTCTTCGCTTCGTCTACAACACGTTTGTGCATTTCCTCGGCTCGTTTAATCGTCTCATCTCGTTGCCTTTGAGCTTCCGCGATGAGCTTGTCGGCTTGCTCAGCTGAAATAGTACCAAGCTCATCACGCTGGCGGATGATATTGCGGAGCACGTCATTATACTGCTCCTCTGCCGCGCGAATCGTTTCGTCGCGTTGTTTTATGCTGTTTTGTACTACCTCAGCCGCTTGCCTAGCTGTCAGGTCATTTGCATTTTCCAGCATCCGTTCCAAGATGATTCTTTGCTCGATCTCATTCTCCGACAGCATCTCAATACCAGCCTGGAGCATCTCCTGCTGGATGCGATTGATCTCAGCCGCTTCTTCCTGCGTCAACCCTCTTTTTTCTTCGGACGCCCGGCGCAGGATCTCCTCGATGTGCGCCTGCCCTTCTTCTACTGCAAGTCTCTGATTTTCCTGTGCCTGCTGCACGCTGGCCAGAATCTCCGCCTGTTCCTCTTCGGTCAGACCTTGAGCGTTTGCGAAAAACTCCTGCATGGATGCGAGTTCTTCTGCGTGCTTGGTCTCCATCGACGCAAGGATTTGGTCGCCCATGCTGTTAAATGTGCCAACGATGTTGTCGGCCATCTCCTGCGTGACGGCTTGGCCGCTCCAGGCAAGTTGATTGAGTGCGACAGTTGCTTGGTCATTCAAGTCCATAAAGGCGCCTACAGCTTCCTGCGTCGCCTTAGACACCTCATCGCTAAACCGTTCGACCGCAGGTATGGCTTCTTCGGACATGTGTTTGTGGAGTGCAATACCACCCGCCACAAGAGCAGATATGCCCGCGATGATCAGGCCTATGGGTCCCATCGCAAACTTAATGGCTGTTCCTAGTGCTCCCACTGCGACAGATACACCTTCTATCGCGGGCACCACTTTAATAACAAGAGGTAAGAGCTTTCCAATCCCGGATGTCAACGTGCCAAGCACCATTAACAATGGGCCTATCGCTGCAGCTATACCTGCTATGGCTACGATCGTTGTCTGAGTTTCTGTGCTCAGGTTTGCAAACCAGGTAACGATCGGCTTGACTGCCTCAACCAGCGACACCAACACCGGCACAAGAATATTACCGATCTCTATAGCGAGGTCGGCAAGCTGGTTTTTAGCCATTGCGAGTTTTGATTCAGTTGTCGCATACCGCTGTGCGACCTCATTTTGGAGGGCGGAGTTTTCCTTCCATGCTTCCGTAGATGTTGCAATGGCGTCCCGTAACACATCGCTTGCCCCGGCCAAGCGCAGGAGTGTGTCGGATTCGCGGATTCCGCTGATGCCCAAGTCATTAAGGATAAGCGTCAGGTTTTCGCCAGCTGCACTCGACGCCGCCAATCCATCGACAAAGGCTTGCAACGCAACTGCAGGATCTGCGCTAAACGCAGCGGCAAACTCCTCAGCCGACATCCGAGCAACCGCGGCAAATTTTTCGAGGTCTTCGCCCGCCAGAGATACAGCCGTCTGCATCTTTTTAAGCGTCGTGCTCATTGCAGTACCGCCGGCTTCCGCCTCAATGCCAACCGATGACATGGCGGCGGCGAGAGCCATGATCTGCGCCTCTGTCATGCCGATCTGCGCACCCTGGCCGGCGAGACGCAGTCCCATCGCCACGATCTCCGCCTCGGTTGTCGCCAGCGAGTTGCCCAGAGCTACCACAGACGATCCAAGACGGTCAAAATCGTTTTGCGACATGCCTACAATGTTCGCAAACCGAGCAAACTGTGTGGCGCCCTCCTCGGCTGTAAGGTTGGTTGCTTCGCCGAGTCCGATCATGGTCTCGGTAAACTTCAGGATGTTCTCTGTCTGGATACCGAGCTGCCCCGCCGCCTCTGCGACAGCCGCGATATCAGTTGCCGACGCCGGCATGCGCTTCGACATGTCGCGAATTCCTTGCTCCAGCTGAGCAAATTCTTCTTCCGTAGCATCGACCGTCTTGCGGACGCCAGCAAACGCGGACTCAAAATCAATAGCCGCTTTAGTAGCAGCAACCCCGATCCCGGCGATAGGAGCCGTTACGCCTATTGTTAACTTCTTACCTACATCGGTGATTTTTTCGCCGGCTTTTTTCATCTTCTCGCCAGCTTCTTCGAGCCTCTTGCCAAGCGACTGGATTTCAGGGCTTGTGCTCTTAAGTTGCTTCTCCAGCCTCTTCAACTCTTGCTCAGTCTTGGCTACCTCACGCTGGAAAGCCCGATACTGCCCTTCGCTGATCTCCCCGCGCTGGAATTGCTCATTTACCTGCTCCTGTACTAGTCGCAGTCGATTCAGCTTTTCTTGTGTATTTTCAACCGCATCACTCAGTAGCTTTTGTTTCTGTGCTAACAACTCCGTATTAGTCGGATCAAACTTGAGTAATCGCTCAACCTGTCTGAGTTCGCTTTGGATATCTCTCGCGTGTTTATTGACGTCGCTCAGTGCCTTGGCTAAACCCGTTGTGTCAGATCCAATGACAACGTTAATCCCGCGTATGGTTTGGGCCAAACAAAACACCTGCCTTTCTCAATATCGAAAAAGGCAGGCGCTTGGCTCACTCTGCTTGGTGGCTCTGGCTCTGTCCTTGGATATTCACCTTCACAATCTGTTTGCAACGCTGACACTTTATCTCCAAGTCAGCGGACCGAGCAAAAAACAGTGTCTGCCCACAATTAGGACATCGTACTTTCTGCATGTTTTTCTCCCTCCAATTCAGTTCGGAGGCGGAGGCGATCCATCTCATTCTTAATCTCTGCCTTCTTGTTTTCTATCTGCATCATAATTCCTTTTAAGGCTTTCCCTTTTGCACGCTTCCCTCTACTCAACAATTTTTGTTGCTCTCGTTGTAACTTTCGAATCTTGTCGTTTTGATAATAACCGTAAAACTCGCCGCAATACGGGCAAGTAAAGCCCACTGCTTCGATGTCATCCCAGACATGGACTTTGCCGATCTCGATTAACACAAACTCTTGCCGGCATCCCTTATTGCATTTAACCCTTTGCAAGGCCTCACCCCCGGAAAAAGGCGTCAATGTCCGCCTGCGTTGCCTCGCGCGGCTCGTCAGGATCATCTCCTAAATACGCATGGGCGATGTCAAAAAAGTCTTGCAACGTCAAAAGATCAAGCTCATGCAAGGACATTCCGAAACGCATTGCCGCGGATATGATGTTAACGTCTGTACGATCGCAACGATTATCTGCGCTTCCTTTGGGCCGCCGGTGCCACGGTTTTTGGACTACGAAAAAAGGCTCTTTGCGCTTCCGCGAAAACCGTTTGCAGCAGTTCCCCATTCAAAAGATCTAGTTCCTCATTTTCTTGCAACCAAACATCAAACGAAGGAAAATTCCCAGTAGGTCCTGCTGCCGTCCGCGCCAAGGTCCAAATTAAACGTAGCAAGGAAACGGAATCAAAGGCCGCCAAATTCATGTCCTCCGGATCTACTCTGCCTATCTTTAGGGCTTCTGCGCTGACCATTGAAGTGATCATTTTAGTCAAATCCCCGAGCAGATCCCTACCAAACTCCTGCTGATAATAAAGGAGGCTCAGGTTAGATCCCCTGAGCCTTACAGTCTTGTCGCCAACATTGATTTCCTGCATGGTCTACCTCCTTAGATTTCCGGCGTAAATGTCGGTGTGTAGACCGACGTGAAGAAGGAATTATATACATCCGCGTTAGTGTCATTCAGCTCGATATCACCTTTAACCACAATCTTGCCATTGATTTCGATTGGACTGATTGTGATGTTGAGTACGTCTGTAGCAGGCGTGATCGATTCGCTCTGTGTCGTCCGCTCCTTGGCTGGGCGAGCCGCTACGCAGTCGTAATAGACAAATCGACGGTTGCGTTTGTCGCCTTGCACTTGCCCCAGTAGAGCGAAGTGTTTAGGCATCGCATCTGCAATCTCGATGATCGTCCCGTTGTCGTCAATCTCCCAGCCCAACATCTCGGCAAGCACTTCGTCCGGTACGTTTGCGAGTTCAAGCTCTCCTGTGTAACCGTTATTGGCGGTGTAGGAAAAATAGAGTTGGTTGTCAGCGTAGAAGTTAGTAGCTTCCCCCACGGCTGTAGGCGTCCAGCGCACTGCACCAGGAATGCGAATAGGAGTTTTCCAAGCGGGTTGCTCAGCCGCCTGATCATCAAAAAACGCGATGTGTACATCGCGCAGACCAAACGTCACTTTATTTTGAGACATTCTATCAACCTCCAATGATTTGGATTTCATAAATGACTTGGTGAAGTTTTTCGGAATCAAGGTAAGCTTCAACCTTGGAATAAGGGATCCCGAGTTCTTTTAATTTTTCCTGCACCTTACCTTCCGCGACCAGATCCTTTTGAGTTGTGTAAAGCTCGATTTGATAGTTGCCGATCTCGGAGTAGTTAATATTGTCAGCTATCAAGTCATTTGAGTAAGCAAATGAATATACCAGATAAGGAGGGGATGGCTCTGAGTTAAATTTTGCGTATGCTATCGGATAGCCAATTTCTCTCAGCTCCTGCAAAAGCTCTGCCAATGTCAACCCGCATCACCCTCCGTTTTTGATAATAGACTGGATCCGGCGCATCATCTCAGGTTCGGTGCGATCATAGTTAGGTCGGATATGTGGTCTACCTGGGACTCGCCCCCCGCCCCGCTTCGCATGGCCAAACTCCAGTAAGTGAGCGATACTGCCTTTACGGCGGTTATAGATGACATAGCGGACTTCGCCGCCGGAGCTGATCTTTTTTCTTGTCCATCCCTTAGCATATTCCCCGGTTCGTTTCGGCGAGTCTCTGCTTATATCTTTCCTGAGATTCTTTGATGTCGTGTCGAGCTCTCTTTCAATGGCTGCAGTCACATCTTCGGTGTAATCGCGAACGGCCTGCGTGATCTCGGCGGCCAGGTTGTCGATACTAACGGTTTTTGCCATCGCCGATCACACCCTTCCTTCGGCGATAATTGTAAACGTCTCGTTTAGTTCGTCGTCGTTGATAATACTTTTTACATCGTATTTCTTTCCTTTGTACCTCAACTCGATCCGAGTTCCATGCTCGCAAAATAGATCATCGAGAGGTTTTGAGTACCGTACTACAAACCGGGTAATATGCACGGTATTGGTCTGAGCAGCGGCCGCATACTCTGAGCCTTTCAGCGTTTTCACCATGGCCCATACCGTGCAAATCTCGCCAAACGTTTCAATCTCATTGCCGATCTCATCTTGGGTGATCATCGGTCCCCAGATGGAGACGCGCTTGTTAAACCGTCCGCTATGGCTGTTGGCATTGTATCTATTCGGCTTCATCATCATCACTCGTTCCCAGAGCTTTTGCCATCATCAGATTATTGATCTGGGTCAAAAAGTTGGTGTGAAAATACTCGAGTGCATCGTTATAGGCATAACGAGCACGCTCGAACACCAATTCCTTGAATACAGGATCGCCTAGATCGTAATCCCCGCAAATTCGGATGAGATCAGCATAGGATGCTTCAAGAATGCGCTGCAGGTTGCCGTCTTCTTCGTCATCAAGGTGCATTCGGAGCATGAACTCCTCCACGATATCCGGAGTGATTTGAGACATCTAATTCACCCCTCATCAGAGTCGCTATCCTCACCGGCTGTTTCCTCGTTTTCCCCTTCGTCTGCGACTTCTTCGATGTAAATCTTGCCGTATTTGTTTTTTGTGGTAGACAACTCTTCCAAGCGCTTTTTCGTCGTCTTGAATCCCTCGGCAGGATACTCATCACCGACGTTGTAAATGTGCCCATCATGCTTCAAATCTTTAAATCTGCGCACTACCCGATACATTTAGTACTAACACCTCCTATATGGGGATGAAAAAGAGACTCCCGATTAAGGAGTCTCTTCGCCGCTGCCAAATTTGATGTCCAAGTCATATACAAGCGCCGCTTTGTTGTCCTTCGGCTTGCCGTTAGCGAATTGCTTAATCGTGTAGAGCATCGCATCTTCGATTGCCAGCGTTTGATCAAAGCGGTTGATCTTGTACCCACCGGCCAAAGCTGCAATGTATTCGCCTTTCACGAAGAACAGAGCCTTTTTCTCTGGAACCTCTTCCGACTCCACCAGCTTGATGTTATACGGCAGTGCCGTTACCCACTGACCATTAGCGGTTTGCACAGTGTTCCGGAATTGGACACTGATAGCATCCACAGGATTCACGACCATGTGAACCTTACCCAGTACCTTTCGAGCTTTACCTTTTTCATCTGTAGACAGCGCCTTAATCACATCGTGCAATTCGCCGGCTACAACTTCGCCAAACTGAGAAGGCGCAAAAGTCAATACGCCGGAAGATGTCTTATCGGTTACAGCGCCGTTCTCCGCGACATCTTTCATCAGCCCAATCGGTTCATTTTGAGTAGGCCCACGACCATTAACCAAGCCGTACTCCAAACCAACAGAGTAGGACTCAACGAGCAGCGTCCGGACGTAGCGTTCCACCCATTCCGGGCCGAGCTCGAGCATGTCTTTCGGGATGACCGCGAAGGCCGTGAGTTTCAGCTGACCGATCTGCTCTTCACGGAACGCTGTGCTAACTTGTCCCTTGATTTCGCCGAACAAGTTGCCCCAGGCGTATGCCTTAGTTGGATCGGAATAGATGTAGCGTGTGACCGCTCCAAGATCCTGCAGACCGATGGCTTCCAGCAACGGATGAGCTGCCACCAGGTCCTCGAACACGCGCTCTTGCGTCGTTACCGGCAAAATCGAATCATCAGTAAATCCGCCAGATGCAATTACCTCGTTGAAAAACCTGCGCTCTTCCGATGTCAAAACATTTTGACCACGTGCGGCAAGGATTTGGCTGTCCATATTCTCATTGCGGACCTGGGTCAGGATCTTTTCTGTGAGGTCCTCGACCAGCGCATCTTGCAGCTCGTTCCAAGCCTTCGCCTGCGCCTCTGCGTCAGCCCCTTCCTTTACTAAGTTCATGTAAGCTTCTTTCTTAGCCTCGAAGTTTTCCATTTTACCCTTTAACCTCATCGTCATTAAAAATTACCTCCTTGTTTTTAATTAAAAAATGAACCTTACTCCAGCTTTCACCGGGGTGGGTTCATTCGTTTGATCTTGATTTTTTAGTTGTGCCAACTCATTTTTCAAATTGGCGACTTGTGCTTTAAGTTGATTGATCTTTTCATCCCTGTCGTCAACGACAGAATCAGCAAAGCCAATATCAACAGCTTTTTGGGCGCTGAACCACGTTTCTTCATCGACCATCTGGCGGATCTCTTCGCGGCTCACTTTTGCTTTGGTCATGTAAATATCGATGATGCCTTCCTCCAATTCTTCTAAGACCTGAGCCTCCTTCCGCATGTCTGTTTTCGATCCCCAGACAATGCTCCAAGCTTCATGGATCATCATCATCGCTCCTAGACCCATGACCAACTCATCCGCCGCCATGGCGATGACAGACGCCGCAGAACACGCCCACCCATCCACATAGATCGTCACTTTTCCCTTGTGTTGCTTTAGGCGGTTATAGATCGCGATCCCATCAAAAGCATCTCCTCCCGGGCTGTTTAGTCGGATCACGATGTCTCCCTTAGCCTCTTTTAGTGCCTGATCTATGTCAGATGCTGAAATGGACTCCTCGAACCAAGAGTCGCCAATCACTCCGTAGATCGTGATCTCGGTCGTGTTGGTCTCCTCGTTGTATTTTGCTTCAAACTTCCTCTCGATCTTCTCTAGTTGGTCAACATAGGATTGATTCTTGAAGGATTTTAAAAATTCTCGGACTCTAGTCATCGTCCCCCTCACCCCCTTTCAAAGTACTTTCATAGTTTTTCGTCAAGACGTATTCATCCAACGCTGGATTATCCACTGGCTCATCTCCCAACTTAACGCGGATTTCATTAGCGTTATACACACCGGATGCGCGCAGCTTGTCAACTGCATTCGCTAACTCTAGCGGATTCAGTTCAGTCACTCCATAAACATAAACCCGTTTGCCTTGCATGTATTCCGCTTTTGTAATCGTCTTGGCGTTTAGCTCATCGTGGATCTTTTTGAGGAGCGGGGAGATGCAAAACTTGTTGTACGCCTTGATCGCCGTCTCGTACTCAGACATATCTCCATAAAGAAGCGATGAAGGAATTCCTAAAATATTGGCGACAACATCCACCAGATCACGCTTCAGCTTAGCAAGCTCGTCAACGGATTTTCCGTTATTTGAGCCGTCTGCCACCTCGTTGTATTCAAAACCCTTGAGTTTGGGAACGAGGGCAACACTCTTATTTTGGAAAGACTCGAACAGACGATCGATAAATGCCTGCAGTTGCTCTTTTCCCTTTTCATCCAGCTGCTGTGTTGAGTCGATTCCTACAGTCCCACGGATCTGGTTGCTCCGTTTTTGCGTTTCCAACATCCGTGCGTACAACTCGGAATAATCCTCGAACATCCCATCCATAAACCGAGACAGCTTGACGTTGTGATAGGTGAGATAAATCACTTCATCCATGCGGAATGTTCGTTGGAATGTGTAGTCCTTTACAGTTACATCTCTAAACGTATCTGGATATACCGCATACTCTTCGCGGGTGAAATCGTCTGCTATTAACAAATCATTCGTATCAGATAGAATCACTAGAACCTCATTGTCGTAGATCAGCTTGTAAACAAGGTGATGCCAAAACTCTGAAGCAGATTGATGCGCATTGGGCCTGACGTTGAGCAGATAATCCCAGTCATCATATACCCGTTTGCCGTTTTCAACAATCCGAAACTTGCTCAAGCTGATCGTTCGGCCGATAAAGTTGATACACGTCTCCAGAGCCATCTTTTTAAGATAGGGGCGCTTTGCTAAGTCGTAGAACAATTCCAAGTCAATAAATGAGCTCTCATGTTTTCCCTCGCGTTTGAAGATTGTCTTTAAAAGTCCCATCCGCTTTTCTCACCCCCCTTGTTAGAAGTTCAGTTCACTAAGCACATCCAGCGCATCTTCGATGTTGCTCTCGCTTAGTTCCTCGATCCGGTATAGTCCACAAACAAGCGCCTGGAAGCCGTCAGTCTTTCTCCGGATCGGTTCTTTCTTGCCGTACACCTTGTTACCGTCTTTCTTGATGGTGACCAGGACGTTGTTCGTGTACCAGCGCATGAGCGGGTTGTCCCCCCAGACAAACATCCTCTTCGCAAAGTATGTCTCTACTCGCGGAGCCAGCAGACCGTGGATCGCTTCTGGTCGACGAATTACTTCGACTTCAAAACCCACCGCCTCTAACATCGGTTTAAGCATCTCCATGCGGTAACTGTCCCCGATTATCTTCTTGATGTTGTATTTCAACCTCATAGTCACAAACCAGTTGACGATGTGTTCGAAGTTGATCATTTCCTCATCGACAACAGTGAGCAGTCCTTGGGACTCCCATTCCTTGATTGGTGCGAATTTCTCAGTCTCTCCCACATTTATCCTGGAGTAGCCATAGTATTTATCGGCAAACTCTTTGCGCACGAACGAATGAGTGATAAACGGAACCTTGCCGTCGTGTTTGAACACCAGCCCGACAGCGGCGAAGTCTCGAATCTGCGCAAAATCAAGACAGCCAATGCACTCTTTGCCTTCGAGATCCGGGAGGGGTTGGTTTGTAGCCGCTATTTCCTCCCACTTAGCAACCGATCTTTCAAGATCAGTTACCGGCAGATTCATACGCTTTGTCATGAATTCCTCGCGGTTCGAAGGATCGTCAATCAGGTTGTCGTACTCCTCTTTGATCGTATCAAAAAGTCCCTGAGCATACTCCCCTCTGGGCTCGCTCAGCATGGGATTCGCTTTCTCCCAGTTAGACGGATCATCCACCTCTTCTTCGTCGTCCAGTTTGCAGATAAAAGGAAATAGAGAATCCGACCTGGCACTGCCTTCTAGAACCTTGCGCGCGCGTTCTTTCATCTTGTCGAGAAACCCATCTCGCACATATCCGTCCGTTCCGATGTAAAATTCCCTCGGCGGCTGGCGTTTCCCAAGCCCCGATGTGTGAACTCGAACGTTCTGGTTGTCCTCGAAGTAGTGGATCTCGTCAAAGACTACCGCGCCGTCACGCAATCCATCTTTTGTGTTGCCATTTGAGGTTCGATACTTAAAGACGCTGTTAGTTTTCTTGCTTAAAACCTGTGTGGCTGTCGCCTTGAAATGACGTTGGAGCGTCGGATGCTGCTTGACGACATCCCCCACCTCTTCGACAGAGGTTTTCGCCTGTTCCTCTGAGTTGGCAACGACGGATATGTTGTAGCCACGTACACCGTGCAGTTCGCTAATTAAAAAATGGCTGATCACAGAGATCAAGCCATTCTTCCCCGCACCGCGGCCCATCATCCAAAGATGACGGCGATAGAACACCCTGCGCGTGCCCTTATAAAACAAAAAGACGAAAGCGATCAAAAACTTCTGGAAAGGTTGCAATGGGAAATACCATTTTTCCGCGAACCTCACACAGTTTTCAATCATTTCGTCGTCAAAATACAAGTCATCACGAGACAGTACATCTCGCTCCAGGTATTCAATTAATTTAATTCGCTCTATATTAAGTTTTATCTTGCCCTCCCGGTAAAGAGCAATGTATTCGTCCACATACTTCTGTCTAAGCATATTAGATCAATTCGCTTACATCATCATCTGTCTCTTTCACAGGAGGTGGGGTGTCCAGTCCCAGATCTTTACCGAGAGCGATCAGCGAGGCGTTGATCTTATTCTTTTCAGCGATAGCGGGGTTGGGTTTCGTGAAACGCTGCGCCCCGTTAATGGTTGTGATCATTACACCATGTTTTTCTATCGCCTCATCGAGCATATAGTAGAGCCTTACCAGGTTTAAGTAGCGCTCGATTTTCTCTTGCTGAACCTTGCTTTTGCTGTCGATTCGCTTAAGCAACTCGTTTTTTATCGCTTTTAACTTTTTTTCATCCATCCCATCCCCCCCCTAACGTGTAAATTTTCGCGAAAAAATGCGACAGTCGAGCCCGCCCGCCGGTGCCGGAGAAAAAGTTTTGCTCAAACCCTTTGGCCCGGGGGTGTCCTGTTGACCCCTACCGAATCGCTTCTTCGCTGATCTTCACGTCCTCCGGACAAGGTTCACTCTTGTCAACATACTTAAGTTCAAACTTGTGCTCTCCGTTGTCCTCAGCCGTCTTCGTTCTCCAGAAATACTCCACGGCCTTTTTACCCGTGACCACTTCGCCTTTGTAGCGAATGACCGGAACGCTGTTCAAGTCTTGCACTTCGATCACCAGCAACGGTTGCGCTTTTTCACTCACGTCAATCCCACCTTTCGTCATGTGCCCACTTGTTCACCTTGGGCTCGAACCCTCTCCCGTGGATCTCGTTGTGGCAGTCCACGCACAGCGTTTCCAGGTTGTCGATCTCAAGCGCCAGATCCGGACGCTGCCCCAGCTCCTGGACATGATGCACGACCAGCTGAATCTTCTTCCGTCTGGCCGTCTCGCTGTATTCGTTCGTGTCGATGCTGACCATGCCGTTACGCTTGCACTCCTGACACTCGTAATTGTCCAGCCGCTTGCGTTCTTCACGCAGCCGCTTCCACTCGCGGCTGTCGTAAAACTTCCGCTTCTGCTCGTCCGTCTTGTACTCTTGCAAGTCTCACACCTCGCATATTCCCGGACACCGCGCCGCACCTATCCAGCTCGGCAGGAGGAGGTCGATGCGCACCTTGCGACGCGGCGGATCGGATAAAAGAAAAAGCCGCCCGATCGCTCGGACGACTCTATATACAACTCTCACACATCTTGCACACTATCATAGTATCACGGATTAAAAAACCTGTGGGTGGCATAAAAGTGGCATCTTCAATTCACCTTTACCTTCTTGACCTGGCTGCTGATACGTTTGATGTGATCGTATGAATATCCTAGACGTTTGGCAATCTCTTTCAGCGGCATATTCTCGATGTCTCGTAGATAGGCGACCTGATACTTAATCCCCTCGAATCCGCGTATATTCAACTCGATCTGGTTCCGTGTTGCACGCTTCTCTGCCAGCCTCTCAGACACTTCGCGGATTTGCTCGACTACTTTGTCATATTGCTCCAGGGCCTTATCCAGCGGGACATGTACAGTGTGATCATCCGAAGGAATACGACCGGAGAATATCACCTTGCGAACTGCTTGCAACTCCTTCTCCAGATCCTGCAGACGCCACTCATAGATCTCGATCTCTTTCGTGATGTCGTAGTACAGCTTGACAAAACTCAGATTGTATCACTCCTCGCATCGAATTGAAGTCACTCTGAATTCGAATGTCCAGCCTATCGCTTCAAACTCAAAACTCACACCTCCCGCTCGGGCAATCGTTGCCGTACACCCGCGACTCGTCCGGCAGATCATCCGGTATCCAGCTCAGCGCTTGCCTCAACTGCGTCAATGTCGTCGCGTCCAGATCACCGTGTTCTTCGATCACATCGACGATAGCGGCGACGCGATCCAGACGTTCTTGCAAAATCTCTTCGCGGCTCACCCTCGCTCAACTCCTTCGCCTAGTATGTCTTTGCGTGTAATCGCCGCTACGTGACTGAGATCGACATAAAACAACTGCTCTTCCCCGTCAATATTGCCCCAGGAGAGTTTTATCAACTCTCCGGTCAAGTCGAGTGTCTTTCTCTCGATACTTTCGACCTGAAGCTCAACGATCTGTCCTGACTTAAGATAGATTTTTACTTCTTGTTTGAACTCACCGGTTCCGCCACAAGTTTCGCTCATCTCTGTTCGACCTCCTCGATCAACCTCTCCAGATACCATCTTGCCTTACGTAGATCCTCGACACCGTTCTTCCGCTTCCACCGCCACACGTACTTAATCACATTGCCCGTGCAGACGGCTTCGATGCCTTCGAGGCCCGTCGTCGCCGCCTCAATCGCGTCGATACACTCGACTTTGCCGGCAGTGTAGTGCGCCGGGTGATCGATAGCTTCTGCTTTGCGACAATCCTCGCACACTACACCGTCTTTATCCAATCCGTGTAAGATGACTCCGCATCTCGTACACACTGCGCTCACTTCTGATCACCATCCTTGTTAATCCGTCCCATTACCCGATCAAACTCCTGCCCTGTCGTATCATCCAGCGTGATCGTCGCCATGCCGTCCCACTGCTCCCTGATCTGCGTGGCCTTATCATGCAGCTGCTTCTGCAGCCGAGGCGGCAGTACGATCTCTGCCGCGTCGGTATAGTGCTCGACGGCCTTTGCGTAGGCCTGGCTGTGTAGCCAGTTCATCCATTGCCAAAACTGATCGTTGGTCATGGCCTTGATCCGCTGGAACGCTCTTCGCTTCTGGCGGTCATCCATCGGACTTCACCCTCTCAATCCTTGCTTTAACCGCTTGCATCAGTGCCTCCTGTCCGGTGTTCTTCCGTTCGATCGCTCCAACCGCATCCTCGTCCATCGTGCCCTCAGCCACATATCGCCGGACAACGACTCGATTGGTCTGGCCCTGTCTATGCACTCGGGCATTTGCCTGCAGATACTCCTCCAGGCTCCAGATCTGATCGAACCAGATTAACGTCTGACAACTTGACTCCTGCAGGTTGAGTCCGTGGCCGGCTGATTTCGGATGTAGACACAACAGTTCTATCTCGTCATTGTTCCAGGCTCGTATATCTTCATTGCCGTCTCTTCCCTTTCGCAGGATCCTCGCTTGCGGGAATCGCCTCTGGATCCGCTCGAGGCTGTGCTGGTAGTAATAAAACACCATCACCGGCTTGCCGTTTGCTGCCTCAATGTCGTCCTCCAGCTGGTCCAACTTGGCATCATGAATCATCTTGACGCCTCGCTGCTCGTCGTACACCGCACCGCTCGCCATCTGCAGCAGCTTGTTGCTCAAGACTGCTGCCGTCTGTGCGACAACATCAGCGTCAGCAAACTCCAGCAGCAGATCACGCTCTAGCTTCTTGTACAGCTCCCACGGCTTACCGGTGATCTTGATCAGCACCGTCTGCTCGATCTTTTCCGGCAGCTCCAACCAATCCTCAGCTTTCATGCTTACGACGATGTCGCTGATCGCTTCGTAGATCCGTTGCTCCGCTTCTTTCTTCGCCTTCCAGTCGTATACGATATGACCGCTGCGAGCTCCCGGGACAAAGTACCGATCACGAAATCCGGTGATCGTCTTGCCCAAACGCTCGCCCTGGTCCAGCAGATAGATCTGTGGCCAAAGGTCGATTAGCGTATTAGGTGCTGGCGTACCTGTCAATTCTACTACCCTGTTGATCATAGGCCGGACTCGACGGAGTGCCCGGAATCGCTTGGCCTGATGATTCTTGAAGCTGCTGGACTCATCAATGATCACCATATCAAAGTCCCATTTCGTGCCCAGTTCGCTCACCAGCCATTCGACATTCTCGCGGTTGATCACGTATAGATCTGCTTCGGATCTCAACGCTCGTCGCCGCTGTTCTGCACTCCCCAGGATCTTCGAGATCCTGAGATGCTGCAGATGATCCCATTTCCCCACTTCACGCGACCAGGTATCTTCTGCGACCCGCAACGGCGCGATTACGAGAGGCTTGATCACCTCAAACTCTCTCAGCAACATATCGACTGCCGTTAACGTGCTCACTGTCTTGCCAAGGCCCATCTCCAACAGCAAGGCGATGTAAGGCGTGTCCAGTATCCTTTGAATCGCATACTCCTGATATTTGTGTGGGATGAACTTCATTTCGGCATCACCTCCTGGATGAATCTCTCTATGTCGTCTTCCGAATCGATCTTGAAAACCTGGTGCCCCCTAGCCTGCAGTCTCTTCATCCATTTCCGCTGAAGCGGCTCAAGCGGTTTGCCTGGTGCCTTCAGTTCAGCAAATGCTACACGTCCGCCAGGCAAGATCACAATGCGATCAGGCACGCCTCGGTTCCCTGGACTCGTCCACTTCGGCGCGAGCCCACCGATACGTTCCACTGATTGACGGAACTTTTTCTCAAGTGCCGATTCTCGCATACGTTAACCTCCGTGATCAGTAGTATCACGCGCGCGCGTATACGTGCGTTTTTTACGTTTAACCTATATTTCTGTAGGTTACACATAGGTTAATTTCATTTTTTTATTTTTTGATATATTTACTGATACAACTGATACATATCCGCCTAACGGCTAGTGTTTACAAGGCTTTAGCGTGTATCAGGGATGTTGATTTTTACTGATACGTTACTGATACACTGTTACAATCGCCTGTATCAGTTGTATCAGTGATGATCAGTAGCTTTGGTATGCTCACTGATACACGTCATCGACTCTTTCAAACACGGTCTGTAAGCCGTATCCTGCGACTCTGGCCCTGCCTTTTCGCTCTTCCCATCCGGGTATGTGACGCAAGATGTCGCAAATCTCCTTCGCGTCCCACGGTTTCATGTCTCCTCGACGTTTGCCCAAGCATTCCACCCAGATCTGCGCCGCGCACACGCGTCGTCTTAGTCCGATCGGCCGATCCATCTCATCAGTTTCTTCCTGCTCAAGCCATTCCGCGATCAGGCCTTCTCGCGGATCCGATTCCATGTGTGCTGCTTGTCGCCTCTCCGCCTCTGTACGTGCTTCGTCATCCAGTTGCAAGGATTCCCCCGCCTCGTACCACGTCAGCACCTCAGCCCAGATTTGGCGAACCTCGGCATCATCTAGGTGCTCCCAATGGCTAAGCTCCGCCCGACTCGGATCCACCTCAACTGGCCAGAACCGGCGGTTACCTGTTGTGTCACGCAGAAACTCACGGCTGTTCGTCGTGCCGAAAAACACGCACTTACGCGGAAACTCTGACACCTGCCGATCATAGGCCACCCGGTATCGATCCTCGGTCTTTGAGAGAAACGCCTTTACCTCTTCAACCTCTGACTTCTTCATCGCCGACAGCTCGCCAATCTCGAAGATCCAGCCGTTCTGCAGATGTTCGCCTGCTTCCTTATTTTCGAATGTGCGCAACGAATCACTGAACCAGTCTCGCCCAAGCTTGGCCAATATCGAGCTCTTGCCTGCGCCTTGAGGGCCTACCAGGACAAGCATCTGGTCAAACTTGCAACCAGGCTGATAGAGTCTAGTGACCGCCGCCAACAACATCTTCCGTGTCACCTGCCGCACATAATGCGTATCAGGCGCGCCGAGATACGTGATAAACACTCGTTCAGCTCGCTCAATCCCGTCCCACTCTACGCTCTCCACATAGGTCTTGATCGGATGAAACGTATTCCGGTGCACGACCTCTGTAAAGGCGTTCTGGATGAGTCTCGCTGACTGAATGCCATAATGTTTAGCAAACCAGTGCAGGAGCCGCTTATCATCGGCAGCAAGCCACGGCTCGTATAACCGGTTCGGGCGTTCGCGCTCACGCCAAGGCAGCGGCTTGCAGATTACCTCGGTGTTGCCGAACGCGTCATATCCCAGTACACCACGCCATGGGCCATGAGTTAGGATCAACTCCACGTTGCTGGCCGTAGGCAGGACCTCGCCTGTCTTATGGTGTAGTTCCAGCTTCTCCGTCCAGCTGTCATCCTCCGGCTCATCGTCATCGAAGTCCTCGTCCGCGAAGTCAGTCTGCAGATCTGACATCATCTCAGCTCCGGCGAGCCGCTTAACCTCCGGCAGCCTGATTGCCCACTGCTCCACGGCCAGGTGGCTCGGCTTCTTGGCGTCCGGTGTAAACTCCTTGACACGCTCATCCAGGTGACCGAACTTGTGCACTCGAACGAGATCAAACAGGTTGTATGTGCGACCGTCGGCCACCGGATCACTGTCCTGGTGTGAATAGGCTAAGTCCTGGTCGGGAAATATCTGTAGACCGTTTGCTGACGTACCGTGTAGATACGTGTACCGATTAGCCATTGTACCCGGCTCGTACACGTCCGATAGAAACCTCTCGATTCCTTCAGCGATCGTAAACGCTCGGCAGAATAGTCCGATCGTGCCCATCTTTGTTCGCGGATCCTGCGCCTTAGTCGTGGCTGTTCTGAGCGCCTTGGTCTCATCTGGATGCCGCGGCCAAGCCATCACATCCGACCAGTCGTCGTACTCTGCGAGCACGCTGTCTACGTCGAGCGGATCACCCTCGTAGACTTCAAAAACCGGCTCCGCATCTTTGCTGCAACTCGGCATGTACATGAGCCGGTGAACGTCGAATGTGGTCTTGTCGAAGTACGTGATGCCAATCTGGTCGGCGATCTTACGGCTGACTGCAGCATATTCGTCCGGAGACAGCGCCCGACTGCAAGGGATAATCAGGCGGTATTTGGGCTTATGTGGACGATGGCTGTGTGTCGAGTAAACCACGTAAGCGTGTCCGCCCAAGACAAGCTCGCAGGTGAAGATGAAGTCGTCATCTGCATAATCTGCATCCAGCGTGACCAGGCTGCGTGACTCGACGTTCTCTTTCTTCCGCCGGCCGCCCCGGATGAACCCGCCGACAAAAGCGGGCCCATCCTTGACTTTACCCTTCGCCGGCGTGGACATCTTGTCATACTGCGCCATCGTCTCGTTCGTCCGTCGAACCTTCCGCAGCCTCTCGACGAACTCTTCCCAGGTAAGGTATTCAGGTTTCCAGTTTGTATCAGCTCGGTGCTTGCCGAACGATATATCAAGCTCGTGCATGCTGCTCACCTACTTTTCATGCGGTTAGGTCTGCTTCCTTCACAAATACTCCGTTGATCATTTTCCCCTTGCGGTCCTTAATCTCCTCGTATGCGGCTTCAATGCACTTTTCAATATCGAGACCGAGCTGAAGAGACAGAACCGTCAGTACGACGTACATGTCGCCGATTGAGTCGATGATCAACGCCTGGTTACCCTTCTCCATCCCTCGACACAGCTCTCCGACTTCTTCCATCAATTTGAGGGCCTGCTTGACCGGATCCGCAGTATGCAAGTCTCGTTCTTTCGCCCACCGCTTGATCTTTGATGCCACGCTTTCCGCTTTGGGCTGTGTGTGTTGCAGGATCAGTTGTTCCAGCTGCTTAGCCAGACAGGAAGGTGCTTCTGGTGTTGGAATCGGCTCATCTTCAGGCTGTGCTATAGGCTGTGTGTCAGACTCGGCGCCGGATTTCCTTACCGCTGCCATCAACTCCAGTTCCCGATCCTCCGCATCCTTTTCCTTGATACCCCACGTCTGCAGCTGGCGGTAAAATGCCTGAGTGTTGCTCTTATAACGCTCCTTCATAATCTCCGTGCGGCCTTTACCCTGCAGTCTCAACTGCAGATACTGCTCTTTGGTCAACGTGCTCATATGCTTTTCCTCCCTTATCAGTTTCCCGGTAGCTCGATAATGTTCGAGTTCTTCGGGAGTCAATTTGTAGGTGATAACCGGACCGGATCCGCGAGACATCTCCTCGATCTCCCGTTTCGGGACCGGCGTCCCAGTAGATCCATACAAGAGATGTTCACCTCTCAATCCTTCTGATAAAACTCACACTCAAAGCCAGCTGCCTTGAGCGGTAACCCCGGCGCCCAGTCTATCGGTTGACTCATTATTTCTGTGACCTCTTCCACGGATCCGACGCCGATCGGCACTTCCAGCACAACCTCATCATGTACATGAAGTGGTATCCGGTAGCCGGCGGCATCTAACCTTAGTAAGCTCTCTGTTAGGCAATCCCGAGCGATCCCCTGGACGAGGTTCTCCACGAGCGTGCCGCCCCAAGTGCGCTGACGAACCATCTTACCTGTTTGATCTGGAGCAAGGAACGTAAGTCCTTCCTTGCCATCGAACTTCGGATCCGGCTTTACCTGCGGCGACGGATAAGCCAGGCTATGGCCGCTTGGTAGGTCGGCGAACAAGTATCCGTCGGCATACCGGTATTGCACGCCGTGCTCCAGCTTAACGGTTGATTTAGTCCGAACTGCCTCAATCGCTGCCTCCTCTGCCCGATACCACAGCCGGCGGATGTTCGGATTAGCATCTCGCCACTGCTTCACGAGATCCGGATACTGTTCTTCCGGGATCTCTTTTTTCTTGTCCATGGCTGCCAGAGCGGCCACTCCGCCTCCGAATCCACAGGCAAGCGTTGCCACTTTTCCGGGAGCACGATACCTGTAGTTTTCATGCCCCTTGACGATCGTTTCGAACGGGATCCCAAACATGCGCGCAGCTGTCGCCTCGTAGATTTTGCCGTGACCTTTGAAAACCTCCAGCACCCAGTGCTCGTCAGCAAGCCAAGCGATCACGCGCGCCTCGATCGCTGAGAAGTCCGATACGATGAAACGATGTCCGTCTGCCGGTATAAGCGCGGTGCGGATGAGCTCAGATAGCACAAACGGTACAGGGCCGAACATTATCTCCAGCCATTCGAAGTCGCCGGACACCAATATCTCACGTGCCAGAGCCAAATCCTTCAAGTGGTTTTGGGGCAAGTTGTGCATCTGAACTCGGCGACCGGCCCAGCGCCATGTCCGGCTCGCTCCACAGTATTGGAGGATTCCCCTAACTCTACCGTCATTGCAGACTGAAGTCTGCATGGCAACGTACTTGCTGACCGAAGTCTTACCAAGCTCCTGCCTGATATCCAGCATGCGCCTGGTGGCGTCATCGGGAGCTGCGTCAAGCAGAACAGACATGTTATCCTTACTTAAGCTGTCGATCTGCATGCCGTGATCAGAAAACCAACCCTTAAGTTGCTCGATGCTGTTAGGGTTATCAAGTCCTGTGAGATCTCGCGCCTCCTGGATCAATCGTTCGTTGTATTGATCTGAGCAAGAAATCGCCTGGCTTACCATTTTCCGATCAATCCTGACGCCGAGATCATTGATCTTCTGATCGATTGCCCAGACTTTCCACTCCCGATCTGGTACCGGGAACTTCTCCAACCGTTTGCGGATCTCGCGCTCCACAACAACGTCCTGGCGATTGTATTCGATGAACTCCTGCCACTTATCCGGCGCATGATGCGGTAAATTCCGAGTGCGACCGCCATTGACTTTAGTCGGTTTGCATGGCACTGAGAAGTACTTGATCAGGTTTTTGCCCTTGCTATCCTTCTGCTCCTCGAGCCCCAGCGCGATAGCTGCCTTTTCGAGTGAACCGGGTAGCCCGAGCGTGTAAGCATGAGCCATTGAGCAGTGCCAGAATCGCGGATCACAGGCCAGGCCGAAATGTTTGGTAATCGCAGTTCGCTCAAATGAAGCGTTCCACGCGGTTTTGATCACGTCAGACTCAAGAGCACGCATCACATCTACCGGGACGTCCTCGAATTCGGTCAGGTCAATGACCGTCACCGGATCGTCATCGAACGCGAACGCAAAAAGCAGGATCTCGAAGTCAGGAGCCTCGACGTAACGGTGAGCACCGCATAATTTGAGGTCGATACTGGAGTAAGTCTCGAGGTCAATCTGCAATACGGTCATTGCTCATTTCCTCCAGTTTGGATAATGAAGGGGACCCGTTACCGAATCCCCGCGCGTGCTGTTAGCTTAAGAAGTCATCGTCTTCGTACGAATCGACCACATCATCGAAATCCTCGTTGGCAAAGTCATCATGAAGACTGGCTCGTCCGCCAAGGAATTCACCGTCTTGAACTTTCACGATGTTGTTCAGGCCTGCGGCAACGCCCTTGTTGCCTTTCGCATCGTACGGGTAGAAGTTGAGTGACACCTTCGCGTAGCATCCGGAATAAACTTCAGTCGAGTCCGTGATCTCCTGGAACTTGACCTTGCCATCCGAACCCTTGCCGATCGGCTTCGCGATGCCAGGCTTCGTCTTGGAAGTGGCATTTAGGAAGTAGTGACCGGCGTATGCTTCATCGTCCGGACGTTCCTCGTCGCCATCGCGCAACGGTTTCTTCAAATTGACTGGGATCTTGCCTCCCCACTTCGACGACTTGCCTTGTTCAACTGCTGCGTCCACAGCAGCCTTGATCTTTCGCAGCGTATCCTTGTCCTCCTTCGGGATAAGAATCGAAACGCTGTACTTTTCCTCGCCGTTATCATCTGGACGTGGTTCGAAGATGTGGCAGTACGAGAGACGTACCTTGCCTGTGATAACCTTAGTTGTTTGATTGTCGATTGCCATGAATGATCAGTCCTCCATAATGAAATTTTCATTTGCAAAATCAGATTCGATACTGTTGAGTTCTGGACGCGGGTCGGTGTCTACAACTAGCACCGGCTTTCCAGGTGGCTTCTGAATCAGATCGCCGGCGATTTCAGCAAGCTGCTTCTTCCCGACAACTTTCTCCAGCTTGGAGATTCCGAGCAGTTTAACCTCTGTGATCGAGTCTGCCGGGAACCCTTGGCTGTCGAGAAGCTTAAGCAGGGCGTCCTCATCCGCGATCTTGCGGACGCTGCGGCCTTCTACCAGCTTCCACCCCGGTATGCGTTCACCCCTCATAGCCTTCTCTTGAGCAAACTCCTGCACGTCCTTCGCCCAGGATTGGAGCTGTTCGGCGATGTGTAGGATCTGCCCGATCTCTTCGATCGAGAGGAGCGCTGGGTCTTGGAACTCGTACGACAAGGCTTCCATATTCGCTTCTGCACGAGCCCGACAGTTACCCTTAACCTTGCACCATCGGCAGTGATCGCCGGCCTTGAACTCTCCCTCGCCGCGCCAAGCAAGCTCTGCGGCTGGGCGTACAACTGTCTCGCCCCACTCTCGTAAACTCTCAACATCGATCACGTCGGTGCTGATAGAGTCGAGCCGAGGCTGGACGATCGTCATATGCACCTCACGGATGTCGTACATCCAGTCGAAACCCTCCAGAGCACCGAGTGCATAAAGCCTCATCTGCGGATTGCCGACCGCGCTGACGGGTACACCCTTGCCATACTTGAGGTCGATGATTTCCATGACCCCGTCTGCGATAAGCACAACGTCGCCGGTGCCGTACCCATCCGGGACCAGGTACGAGAAGTTCAATCGTTCTTCGAGCATGATGATGGCATCTTTACTACGGGCCTTGGCCGCCATGAATCGCTCACCGACGAGCTCTACATAGGCCGTAACGGCTGACTCCATCTCAGCGTTGTAATACAGGTTCTCCGCCTTGAATACCTCGATCTGCTCGTCCAGCTTCTTACGCTCAGCAGCCTTTAGGACCGTCAGCCGCCGGCGAAGCAATAGCTCTGCATATTCATGCGCCGCTGTCCCTTCATCCGCGTACTCGCTCCGTTTATCCGGCACGCTCTCCTGCAGCCTGGCGCTAGGCGGGCAGTTGATCCATTGCTCCGCCTTGGATGCACCAAGCAATGCATGAGCGCGCTCTGCGTGTGCTGGCTGACTCATAGTTCCTCCAGCCTTGCCATAAACTCGGCCCGGCGATCCTCCGGTATCCCGGTAAGGTTTTTTGCACCGAACTCTTCGATCAGAGCTTTGACGGCGGCCTTATCCTTCACAGTCTGAGCTTTCGCCCGGATCTCCTCGATCGACGGAGCGTCTTCAGCGGACTTGTCCGACTTAGTCTGAGGTGGTGCCTTGCTCTCTTGCTTAGGTGTCGGTTGTTGATCGGCAACCGTCGACACCTGCACATCAGCGATATCCTCCGTTCGCATACCTGCGAGTGTGTTGGCGGCGTCCTGCATGAGCTGACGCAGCTCATCGGCGTTATTCGCTGCGATTGTAATGGTAATAGGCATAGATGATTTCCTCCTTTATGAATGTTGAAGCTTGTCGACAATCAACCCCGCACACCCCGGACAGATGCGATACTGTCCCATCTCGGCATACCGATCAGCCACTGTGCCGCACAGCGAGCAGCCGCCAGCGGGCTTGTACTTGCGCAGGACGATCTCCTCGTCGGACGTGTAGATCTCGACCGGATCGCCCTCAGCGATACCGTACGTGCGACGTAGCTCTTTCGGGATGACGATGCGACCTAGATCATCGATACGGCGTACAATGCCGGTTGCTTTTTTCATAGAGCATTTCTCCTTTTCAGCGCCCAGGGCATGATTTCATCCAGTTGTGCTTCCGTTAATTCTAGTTCTTTTCCTAATGCTTCGATGTCTGACTTGATCCTCTCGCAAACCAAGCAATCGGGATCAGTGCAAACTTCCAAACGCCCCAAAAGTTCATGGAGAAGCTGGATCTTATTCATGCCTCAGCACCGTCCTTACTCGTTCCTCAACGTCCCAATCAACGGATAAATTCACATGGATTAGTACAACTATCATGCTTTACCTCCTCCGCTCCAGCATGGTATACTGGAGCTAATAAATGATCTTCTTACTGAGCCACCGTTGCCGCGGTGGTTTTTTCCTGATGCGAGATAATCGCCTGCTCGATCGTCCGCGTCGCAAACCATTCCTTCGCCTCTTTGGTGATGAGCTTGGTGCGCCGATCCGCATCACAGACCTCGCCGATCCAAAAGACTTCCATGCTTACCGCCTCCATCGTTTCATGTTTTGCGCGCTGGCAAACTCCAACATCGCCAGCCTCTCGCTGTCCGTCAGCGCCATCCAGACTCGTCCTGTTACGCTCATGGTTATTCGTCACCTCCTTCCACGGATACACCCAAGTGCTCTAGCGCTATACATACATGCTCATGAGCGTCTTCAAGCTTGTAGATCTCATCGACAGGCATCGGCTCCTG